GAGACTCGCCGCTCTCGAAGCCGAAAAGGTGGAGCTGACCAAGAAGGCGGACACCGAGAAAGCGGAGCTGGCTAAGCAGCTCGAAGCCGTTTCGAAGTCGAGAGCAGACGAGCAGGCCGCGACCAAGGCCGCCAACGACGAACTCGTAAAGAAGCTGTCGGAGGCGCTGGCGCGGATAACGGAGCTTGAGAAGACTCCGACGGCCCCCCTGACCCTACCTGGGAATGGGAGTACGCCGTCGGGCGCGAACACTCAGCTGGAGGTAATCGCTCCGGCGTGTGTGCGCGGTGGAGATGTTTCTCGGGCCTAAACCCCAACAAACGATAGAGGAGGATTGAACAAATGGTAACGGACAGAACTGCATTTCCCACGACCAAGAAAGAGATTTTGGTCAGCGGGAACAACGTACAGAGCTTCATCGCGAGCGGCGCGATAAGCGCGGGCCAGGTCGTGGCGATAGACGCGACTGGTGTGACCATGACGGTCAGGGCGGCGGTCGTCGAAGCGGGCGAGACGCCCATCGGGGTCGCTATCGCGGGCGTGACTGCGGCGGAGGCCACTGCTGGTAAGCAGGTGCCGGTTGCGATGATCGGTTGCATCGTGTATGTGAGCAACTACTCGAGTGACGCGGACATCGACGCTGGCGAGTATGTGACAACGAACGACTGTGCCATTGGTGGCTCGGTGATTGCGTGTTCCGGCGCGGCAACTCAGGAACTCGTCGGGAGGATGCTCGAGGATTCGACTGCTGCATCTCTGACGATGGAGAGGATGCTGGTGCTCTGCGGGTGCACGAACGTCATACACGCTTAGGAGGGGATGAAAATGGAACCAAAGGTTAGAGACCTGAGCGCGTACTTCGAGCCCATCTTCAAGATAACGGGTGGGTTCGCGGACAACTCGGAGAAGAGAGAACTGGTGAAGAAGGTCCCGGCCGAACTCGGCTGGCAGTCGGATGGTAAGACAGTGCCCATCAGGGAACTGTTGCTCGCCGACAGCGTTGACACCACGCTCATTCAGACCGCGGTGTACGACTCGATCGTCAAGGGCGCGTGTCCTGCTCAGTGCATGAGGGACGCGGTGCCTGTCTGGCCGATGGCCGGAAACGCGATGACGGTCAACATCGGGGCGACCAAGGGCTATGCGGCCGAGACCGCTGAGGGTGCCGAGGCTCCCCGGACGACTGAGCACGCGACGAGCGCGACCATCACCGCGAAAAAGTACACCCAGCGGGCGGAGATCACCCAGGAGATGATTGACGACGCGATGGTGCCGGTGATACAGTGGCAGCTGGACGCGGCTGGCAAGTGCATCGAGAACGCGCTTAACCGGCATGTGCTGGACGGGTTCACGACTGCTACTGTTGTGATTCATCACGACTGCGCTGGCGCGAACCTCGGCATGGGGTCGCTCGCTGGTGCGCTCGGACAGATGAGTGCGGTCGGGCTCCAGGGCACGGACCTCGTCATGTCCCCGGAGTACAAGACGATTCTTATGAAGGACTACATGCCTTCGGTCGGGTACTTTGAGTTGGGCGACACCGCGAGGACTGGGAAGCTGGGCTCGCTGCTCGGTGTGAACCTGCATATGTGCAACGCAGTACCTACTGCGGGCGCGAGCGCGCTGTTCGATTACGACGCGGACGGGGACATCGGGGCGTACCTGGTGGACAGGAACGCGGTCGGTGCGCTTGGCATGAGGCAGGACATCACCATCAACGACTACAAGGACCCGATTCGGGACCTGGTCGGGATGGTCGTGAAGGCGAGGTTCGGATACGCTGCGTTCAACGGGTCTGCGCTTTGCGGGATAGAGTACTAGGTACTCTCCCAAACCTTTTATTTTTCATTTCAACGGAGGGAGAAAGAAATGACTTGGGAAGATCCCGCGCATAATATTCGCGAGACATACCAGCAGGGATGGATATGGGCATATAAACAGGTCTGCACACAGGACAACGTGGCCGGCGGGACGCTAAGAGTGGACATTACCATTCCCGCTGGTCAGATAATGAGGGTCGGCCACGGCAATCTGGCCGCCAGTGGCAACCGTGCCGTTCAGGTTGTCGTGCGAGATTCTGCGGGGACCGCATTTGGTTGGGTCGCAGTGGTCGCCGCGGCCGCGGGCGCAACCGCCTGTTGGCCGTGTTTGCCAACGGCATCTACGGGTAGCGCGGCGGCTCTGAATGCCCAAGACCTTAGAATGTATCCTGGGGAGATGTTCAGTGGCCAGGTAACGAGCGCGGCTCAGACGGAGACGGCGACTCTCGATTGCGTGTTCCTGCTAACGACACCGACACAACCCACCGTATCCTGGGCGAATAGTGGCGGAACGCCGACCGCAACCGCGGCGGCAATAAACACGATAACAAGGGTGAACCTGTAAGTGGTCGCATGGCTCTGAGTACGGACAATGACGGGAAGCGCATGACGCGCAAGTGGGGCGATGACCGAGCGAAGGCGCTCATACATCCGAGCGAGTTCTCGACCGAAGAACTCGAATGGCTAGAGATCCCGACTGGCTGGCCCGAGACGAACGACCAGAACCCGGATGTGTTCCTCATCGACACGCAACCCGACGATTCGCGCACGGAGGCGACGACTTACGATATTCGCAAGAGACCAGAAGTGGGTGACTGAAAACATGGAAGATGCTTTGAAGATGCGGTTACTGGCTGTAGTCGTAACGATAGGCGCGTTCGTCGTAGGTGCGACGCAGGGCGAGTTAATCGCGCTTGGATGTGCGATAGGTGCAGCGCTGACCGCGAGCCTTGGGATGTGGTTCATGCCCCCGACGGACATGGGCACGGACTACTCGAAGCTCCGGGACCACATACTGTTGAGCGTGCCGCTGGCGTGTTTGGCGGTTGTGTCGGGCGCAGTCGCGCTCTATGCCGATGGCGCATTTGCGTTCGCGCCCTGGCTGGCGCTCGTGCTGGCGCTACTCGTGCCCGCGAGCGTGCTCGAACAACGCCTCATGCAAGATGCGTGAGGAAACCTTTTCATTTTCACATTTCATTTTCACGGGGTACTACGATGGACAAAGAACGGATGCTGGACCGGACGAACATAGTGATACTGATAATTCTGGCGGCGGTCGTCATCGGAGTATCCATACTGAGATACTGGGGGTATTAGATGTCATCGAATGAGAACGCGGACCCGGCCCAGATCGGCATGCGGATACGCGGGGCGAACGGCCAGACGGCGGACTTGCTGGCCGTCGAGAAGTACGACGGGACGGACGTGTTCAAGGTCGATAAGGACGGGTACATCACAAAGCTGCTCGACCCGAATACGCCTAGCTTCATCATCTGGAAAAGCGGCAGCACATACTATATCAAGAACGGTGCGACTGGCGCGGTTGCGTACACCGGCACGGTATTTGAAACCGTGTGGGCCTCAATGATGGCTACGCTCACCTCGGGCGGCTTCGTGTACATCAAATCCGGCACTTACACCAAGACGAATGTTACTGCGCTGGACATCCTGTCGAATGTGGAAATCTACATGGAACCCGGTGCCAACATCACACTATCAAACAACGTCGGGGATTCGCCCGGCATATTCGCTGCGACGTCCAAGACCAACATCACGATCAGAGGAGGCATGCTTGACGGCAACAAGGCCGGGCAGACGACCACCGCGGGCATCGGCGCGATGGCAATCTCCTTTACATCCGTTACCGACAGCCTGATATTCGGCGTACATATCAAGAACGTCGGGACGGCCGCGGCCCTGAGCGGGTATGGCATTTATCTCAATGCCAGCACGGCCAACAGGATTATCGGCAACCACATTGAAGGGTGCAAGCGCGAGAACGCAGTCCTGTTCAACGGCTCGAACAACTGCATCGTCCAGGGCAACATATTCGAGGACGCAGACGATCGGCACATGGTGGTACACAACTCGGATTACGTAATCATCACGGACAACGTCCTCAGCACATCCGTTGGGTACGCCATTCAAGCATTTTCGGATACGACCAACTACGGAGTCACGATTTCGAACAACGTCATAGACACATGCACGAGCTACGGGATTGTTTGCTCTGGAATCACGCGCGCCAAGGTGTTCGGGAACAGGGTGCGTTCTACGGGCGATTATGGCATCAACGTGTCCACGAACGCCGATTTCGCGGAGGTGTTCGGGAACAGTGTGGAAGATGCGACGCTGTGCGGGATATATGTCGCGGGCGCGCATGTCAGAGTGACGGACAACACGATCGAGGCGACGGCCACGCAGGGTGCGACGGACAAAGGCATAAGCGTGGCGGGAGATCACGCGATAATCGCGTGCAATGTGGTGGACAACACGGGGACGGGAATACAGCTATCTGGAGATTACGGCCAGGTTGCGAATAACACGGTCGCGGAATGCGACTGCACGGCCTCCGCGATGGGGATATACCTGCTCGGGGGATTCGCGGACGTGGTGAGCGGAAATCAGCTTTTCGAGAACCAACGGGGGATATACCTCAACTCGACTTGCGATCGCAGTATTCTGATCGCCAATACCGTCCATGCCAGCGATGGCGATGGGATATATATCGACGGCTCCACCGACATCCTGGTAATGGGGAACATGTTGTCCGATAACGGCGTTGCCGCGGGCGGCGGCGCCATGAACGGTATCGGCATCGGCAGCCCCGCGTCGGGAATAGCGGTCGTCGGGAACATATTTGACAAGGGAACGCACCAACAGGTCGGCCTGCGCGCATTCGCGGGCGTTACTAATCTCCGCGTGTTCTCCAACGATTTCACGAACGGCGGCACGGTGTCGTCCATCAACGACGCGAGTACCACCGCGCTGATACGCTACAATGTGGGGTATATCACCGAGAACTCGGGCACATCGACTGGCACCGGCGCGCAGCAAACGATTGCACACGGATTGGCGGCGGCTCCGACCAGGGTGTTGCTGAGTGAAAGCACGACGGGCGGCGCGCTGGCCTACCAAAGTGCGGCAGCCGATGCCACGAACATCTACATCACCGCGACTAACGCCAAGACCTATCAATGGGAGGCTAAAGTCGTATGAGCGCGGCACTAGACCTAGCAGGAGCGGCGCACACGATCACGGCGGACACGACGGAGACGTACTTCACGGTCACGGACTCGGTTGGCGGGGGGACGCTGACGATAGAGGCGGGGGCGGCACTGGAGTTCGACGACACCGCAGGCGCGGGATTTCTTAGTACCAGCCTCGCATTCACCCTGACAGTTACGGGCACTTCGACCGCGTGGGCGACCATCAAGAGCGCGAACTCATACCCCGACAATCGCTGGACCTTGCCCCCGACGGGAGTAACGGGGACCACCACTCGATGTCAGTGGAGAGATTACACGGGCACGTTCCCGACGGCGCTGATACTCAACAACCCGTCGTACATCCTAGACGCGTACATCTACGCGACCATTGAAGAACTCACGAATCTCACGGGCACGACGGAATCAGACGATGTCATCATGGAGATACTCGCGCACTCTACTAGGAGGCTGAACACGCGGCTCTCGAGTTCGGGAATAACCGTCCGCGTCGCGGGCGACCGAACGCTTCAATCTATCTGCCTGGACTACGCCGTCGCGCAACTGATAACGCGGTACAAGATGGACGGGACGGTTGTCGGGTCCGTGAATGTCGATGGGTTTTCGAATCAGCCGAATCTGCTCGACCACATAAAATACTACAACGACCGGGCAAACGAGGAACTGGCGATGTACATCTCGATGCATCTGCCTAGCACGTACAAGCGTGTCTGGGCGCAGAAGATGAACGCGCATGGCTGATATTCAGATACAGACCACGCGCGAGATTGTCGAGCGCCTGACGGACTTCGCGGACAGGTATCCGTACCAGGTCCGGGTGGCGGTGATACGCGTGCTCCAGGAGATCCTGACCGAGTCGAAGAAGATATGCCCCACGAAAACGGGATACTTGAGAGGCTCTGGATATGTCGCGGACCCTGGCGTAGAGGACGGGCGCATCACGGCATACATCGGGTACTCCGCGGGATACGCGTGGTGGGTGCACGAGCTGATAGAGAACTATCATCATCCACCGACGCAAGCGAAGTTCCTCGAGACGCCTTTGCAGATGTACGGGGACAACATCCCGCAGGCGGTCGTGGACGAGGTTAATCGGATACTGGGAGTCTGACATCATGGTACTCACTACTGACATCGCGACGCACCTACAGACTGATTTGATTGGCACGATAGGCGCGACGACGGACTGGGGGATATACGAGAACATGATGCCCTCGAATCCCGGGAAGTGCATCGCGGTATTTGCGTATGGTGGGAATCCGCCGGACCTCAGTTGGGAGGGCGAGTATCCGAGCGTGCAGGTACGCGTGCGCGGGGGCAAGCGGTCCGAGACGGACACCGCGATACATCAGGTCACATACGCGAAGGCGTACGCGGTCATGCAGTCGCTCCACGAGACATTGAGGACTACCATCAACGGCACGCTGTACTACTGGATAGCGGCGAAGCACAGCCCGACCTCGCTGGGTAGGGACGCAAGTGGGAGAGACATCTACGTGATTAATTTCGATGTGATGAAGGAGTATGAGTAAGCATGGCACAATATTCGCCCGGCGAACTGAAGAAGCTGTACTATGTCCCCGAGACTACTTACGGGGTGACTCCTCCGGTTGCGACGGTCGCGAACCTCACCTGGGGGTGCGACCTCGTGACGCTGAAGCCGAAAGTAAATGCCAACAAGGAGTTTCATATCCTCGAATCTTCGCGGTCACACGGGGCCGTGACGAGGGGCGGCTGGGAGATCGGCTTCTCGATGGAGGGGCTCGCGCATGTGGCGTCTGGCACCTACGACTGGTTTGATTTGTGGGCCGTGTACGGCATGGGCGCAACGACTGGGTTGACCACGCATCTGGGGAGCTTCACGGCGCAGGTCGGGAAGACCGTCGGGGCGAGCAACTACTACGACTTCTATAACGGGTGCAAGATAAATAAACTGACCATCTCGTGCGATGGGCCAGGGAAGCTCATCAAGTTCCAGGCCGAGGTGTTCTGCCAGTATCTGACGCAGGACACGGACAAGGCTATCACTGGACTACAGGCGCTGACGGTGGGCGCGAATCCAGCGGCCGATGTCACGACGGCGATACTCACATGGACGGGCGTTTCGCAAATCAACATCGCAGCGGGCGGACTGACCACATGGTATCCCCGGAAGTGGGAGTTGGTCGTGGACAATCATCTCGAGCGGGTGATGGGCAACGTGACCGGGGCCGATGCGGCTACCTACTCATTGACATACGCCATCAGCGAGGCGGCTCGTGACATCACATTCTCGTGCGAGTTGCCCTATGAGGGGGAGACATACACGGCTGCTAAGCTCGCGTCGAGTGCGATAACCGCGCTGACCATCCC